CTGGTGCTGATGCTGTGGCAGGTGCTGGAGCATCGTCTTCGTCGTCAAAACTGCTAGATGCCACCGGAGCAGGTTTGGCTGCAGGTGCTGGAGCATCTTCGTCTGCGTGTGCAGCACCAGATCCGCCTGGAGCACTTACACCAGCTGGACGAAAATACTGTCCCCAACGCTCTGTGTCATAGCTCTGACCATCTACTGAAGCTTCAAACATTTCTTTGATGACTTTGACTTCGGCTTCAGTTGGCTTCTTGGGCAAGAATGTGCTCAAATCAAACAAGCCATGCTTGTCTACTGCTGCCTGTTCAGCTTCAGTGAGTGCAGTTTCTTTGCGAGCCCACTTGGAAGTGTTGTAGTCTGCATAACCACCTTTGGATGTCTTGGTGATACGGAAGTCCAAGCCACGTTGCAAATCAGTTGGCAATTCTTCCAACTCTGGATCCATCAAAGCCGATTTGATGATTGAAAAGATCTGAGGACCAATGATGAATCTACGGATTGGATTCTCTGGAGTCTTGTCGTCGCCAAGTGGATTCTCACGCACAAAGCCTTGGAAAATATAACTGCGTTTTTTCCAATACTTACGACCCATGTCTTCTAATGCCTTGTCCTTGAACCAAGTGCGTACTTCTGTGAGCACTGGGCAGGTCTCTTGCCACATCTCCATGCATGGTACCTGGACATAGACTTGTTTTGAGTCTGCCTCGCCCTTGATGCCATTGAATGGCAAGCGGATCATGGCCCGTTCTTGCCAAAAGAATGTGTTTTTGCTGTTTCCATCAGGCAAGAAACGAAGTGTGGCACTTTGGCCTTCTTCCATGTTCCAATGTGGGTAAATTGAATTGTCACCGCCTGTGGAGTTTCCGCCTTGTTTGGATTCGCTAGCGGCTAGTCTTGCGCGAATTTCTGCTAATGATGCCATAGTTGTGTTGCCTTTCTAAAAGTTTACTATGTGTTGCCTATCTAAATGATTAGATGTTACGTTGCCTGTGATGCTGTAAAGATTGTATCACTTGTGTAGTATATACTAGTGCTTTGCCAGCGTCAAGAGTATTTATGCCGCGGTTGTTCTATTTCGTAATTTTGCATATCTCATTCCATACAGCGTCTGAACATTTGATATTACGTGATTCAAACCATTCTCGTCCTATTTCCTGATCAGTGTTGTAGCAGGTGTTTATGTAGTCTGGATGTGTGCTAGTTGGAACTACTCGATCTTTGAGGTCGTAGGTAGGATAATATTGAAGATTCAAAGATTGTCCCTGCACCCGAGTTGCGAATGTGGCCAACAGTTCCCATTCTGAAATGCTGTAATATTGATATTGCCCTATGGTTTTTGTATCAAACGATATTTGCCAATGCAGATCTAAAAAATTGATACCGTGAATGTGCTCCACGTGCTGTCTGAGATCTTGCAGTGTTTTGGCATCCATGAATCTAAATGGAGGATTGCTCACACAAACTTGTCTGTCTACAAAAATTCCAGGATCGGATAAATTCAACATTCTGGTCACATAGTTGTTTTGTTGTTGCTGTACCAGACCTCCATCTGTATAGGTATAAGGCACTGTGCCTTTGGCGATAGGAAAATTAAACTGTACATCGCCGTCGGTGAAAAACCACTGCTCAAAATCCAACAGTTGATCAAGATATAACTTGACCAGTTGTTGTCGTATCCAAGGAACTCCGTCAAACAACGATCGAGAATCCAACCTACTGGCAGGTATTATGCGAGCATTGTAAAACGTGGCACAGTCTTGTTGATAGGTTTGCCAAGCATGTTCGTTGATATCATCAACTATGACCGTGACAGATTCTGGCGAGTGAAATTCTAGATAACTTTGTATTGTAAGTGCGGTCTGCAGGTAATGACCAGGATAGGTCATTACCACCAATGGTAAATTGTTACTGCACTCGGATGCTTGCAAGAGTTTGCAATCTTGTTAAAAATGGATCAGCTTTGCTTTCCATGGCTGCTGGCACAGCAGTCAATCCCCAACCTTCTTCTATACCGCACTCTCGGAGTCCATGCACTGGGCAGGATTTACCAGCTTCGGTCATGTTGCATCGGCTGGCTTCATCCAACTCTTCTGCAGGCACACCATCAACGTCAGCAGGTGTTACACCTGGATTGGACATTTCGTCCAGTTCTGGTTCATAGTCTACGGCCTCTCGTTCTTGAGCTGGAACACCTGCGTGTTTTAGTATGCTCATCAAGTCTTGTGCGTATTCTGGATAGTCTTTTTCTCGGGTACCCTCAGGATCTTCGGTTTGTGTGCGTGGATCTTTGACTGCTTCTTCCATTTCATCTTGGGGTTCTTTGATGCTGATGTCTCGGATAAATTCATCGCTTGCATCACCGCCCAACATTTCATCAACAGGTTTGATGTCAGCTGGTGTTTGCTCGGGCGGATTCATTTCTGCTGTGGCGTCAATGTTCAAACTGGTAATCACTTTCATTACATCTGGATCCGAATCTAATTCTTGCATACGGTTCAAAATAACTTGCCGTGCGTCAGCATTGGCATCTCGAGTGGCCAAATCGTGCAATTGATCAAACAACTCATCGTCGCCTAGCAAATCATACAGTTGTTCTGTAGCATTGGTAGCATCAGCACCCACTGGCAGGTCCGTGCTCAACAGTTTGATTAGTTCAGCTTGTTTCTCTGGTGTGTCTGGCGTTTGCCAGGTTCCTTCCATGAGCCGGTTGGCCCAGGTTTCAAATATGTTGGCTTCTTTCATAGCATTTTCCTGTTGTCGAATTTTTGCGATCAAAGGCAAGGCTTCCTCTACCCTTTGATCAATACTCTGTGTCACGAACAAGTGTTTGAGTCCTTCTATCACTACTTCTTGTTCGGTTGGCTCGGCAGGTGTCCAGCTCTCAAAATACGTGCTGTAACCTGTGCGTGTGCTCAAACTTTTGAGATTGTGTTTGAGATTTTCAAAATATTGTGTGACCTGTTCTACCAAAGTGGCTGTGTCACCTTCTAGTAATTTGCCAGCGTTGGCACGTTTAAAACGACTCAACACTGTGAGTTCGTTGACCATTTCAGCTATGTGCTGACCGCGCAGGTCATAAGGACGACCACCATTGCGAACATGCTCTAGCATGGCCTTGCCTGCGGTAAGATTGCGGAACGGTAACTTGTAGCGTTCGCCTTCGGCTGTTTCAATAAACAAGTTTTCTACGTAACGGAAACGTGCTTCGCCTTCGCCTAGACTACGTTTGTGTTTGATCATGAGTCGGCTTTCGTTGGCGCCGGCATTCCACGAAATGTCTTTTTTACCTTGCCACGATTCAAACAGGCCTTCTTTGATAGCTGCTTGTCCTTGCATGCTGTAGCGCAAACGGTTTAAATTTTTTGTGCTAAAGCTGAGGAAATTTTTGACAGAAAAGTGTTTGAGTTGTTCAAGAAATTGAAACCAATCATCTTTGTCACTGTCTTCCATGGTCTTGCCCACGTTGTCTGAGCAATACACATCTAAATTGTTGTCGTCACCCAGCATGATCACAACTGTGCCGTAATCTTTACCACTTTCGGCACGAAAGTCAAAACTGAATATTTCTGCTTCGGCTGGATCTGCAGCTGGTTTGCCTAGAGCGTCCAACATTTCTGGATCAAAATCTCTGCTGACTAGTAGGTCAAAAAGTTTACGAGCGGGAGTAATCTGTGCCATAGTATATTATTTATCGCATTACGCTGATGAAGGGCATGGGCTGGATTATGACATCACCGTGATCACGCATTTGTGTATCCATTTCTGTGTGATAGCTCTGTAAAACCTGCATCATACGCACCGCTAAAACCGTGGCCATGACCAAATCATCAGTTTCACCAGGTTTGGCCGCATAACTCATGCCGTGCGCTACAAAAGTTTTGAGCTCACTAACTAGACCCGTGCTACGTATCTTCATCTTGCCAGATTCTATCAGAGTTTTTAATTTGTTGCAGGCTGCTATTTTGGGCTTGTTGGTGGTGTTAAATCCCTTGCGACTTTTGCCAGGTTCGCTGAGAAAATAGCCTTGCACGTTTTCTTCACCGTATTCAGCCAAGCTGATCAAGGCGGCTTCGCCTATGCTGTTGTTTTCTATGCTGTAGTAAATGCTGGCCGGATCCTGAACAGTTTCGTTCAAGTGTTTGATAATTTCTGCCAGTATGCGTATCTGTTCGGGTATGTTGGTCTTGTTGTGACGCCATTCGCCAATCTGTTCTGTGGTCGTGGCTTCAAAAACCTGTATAGCCGCAGGATCCCCACCGGTGCCCAGACTAGGATCCAGCGATACCACATATATGCGATCTTTTCTAGGACGCTGATACCAGCGCACCTGCCCTACTTTGTACATGGGCTCATGCCCTTGCAGATCTAACAGCTTGGCTGGCGCTATCAAAGTTTCGTCATTGATAATAAACTCACAGCCCATTTCTCTACGGAAACGATCTTCTCCCAACTGTGCTTGTTGTTCTGCGGCCCACTTTTCATCTCTATCTGGATGTTCGTTCCAATAACTGCGATAGGCCTTGAATCCATTGATGCCTAGAGAGGTAGGATTCCCATACTCATCTTCGCATTTGTTGGCACCCTTCCACAGGAGAGCAAATTGATCTTCGTCTGAGTTTGGTGTTGAAGTTATAATTGCCTTACCACCAGTGGCCAAGGTAGGACTGATAGAAGTCCAGAATTCTCGAGCTATACCAGGTCGAACGAATGCAAATTCGTCGGCGTATAGGAGTGATATACTCATACCACGACCGGTGTTTTCAGTTGTTGTAGTTGAGACTATGCGGCTACCGTTTTCAAAGTCTAAGTTACCTTTGTTGTAGCTAGTACATCCGGCTCTGATATGATCTGGGCACAGCTCGTAGGCATAGCGTATCCTTTGCATGATTTCTTGTGAGCCGGTATATTTGTGTGCAGCGATCAAGATAGTCGAGTCAGGCACAAACATGGCATACCATAACAAGTAGCCTGCGGCACTAGTTGACTTGCCAGTTTGTCGAGGCATCATAGAGATGCTGAAACGATAATTGTGATAGGTATCTATCAGGCGTTTCTGATAATCAAAAGGATGATACAACATCTTGCCTCGAGTAGGATGCTGTATGTAAAAGAAATGGTCCATGAAATACATGGGACCGGTCACAGGGTCCGCACAGGCCACAAATTCTGCAAGTTGCTCGTCAGTAAAGACTGTGCGTTTGTAAGGAGTTTTTACTAGTGCTGTTTCTTGTGCCATATGTTAATTTATGGCAAAACGGATAGGCAAATCAGATTATTGACACCAGCTTTGCTTGGCGTCGCCGTAGTATTCACGTGCAAAGCCATTGCGGATCAGTTCGGCACGTAGGCTCACACCATCCAGGATCATGTCACCCAGCACACGGCCGCCAAACTTGTCCCAGGCATACAAGGTCACTTGATGTCGTTTTGTGTTTTTTACAGCGTTTTTGGTAAACTCACTAGCAGCTTGACCGCGGGCGTCTTCCGACGGACATTGGGCACGGTGTCCTTTTTCTGGAGTGTCCACGCCAAACACACGCACTGCCAGTTCAGGCTTGAGTGGCGCAGGCAAGAACGGTGCGGCAATTACAATGGTATCGCCGTCGCTGACTCGGATGATCTGTGCGTCATAGGTGGCAGAATTTTTGGGCATCTTTTGTGCCAGTGCAGGAATTGTTACCGTTGCTAATAATAGAGTTAAAAATAGTTTTTTCATAATTTTTTTAATTGGTTAGTTCTTCCCAGCCCAGTTTCCACAATAGATCAGCGTTGGCACTGGTGTAGGCCACTGCTAGGGTTAGGGTGCTGGGTGTTCCTGCCGCTGTTCTCCATAGTTGTAGGCGACGTTTGATGTCTTCACTGATTTCTACTTCGTCACGGCTGCTGGACAAGCCAGCATAGACCACGGTGCCGTCAGTGATGACATTGCTGTGTATGGCTGTTTGCACAACTGATCCGGCCACATTGCTAAAACTGGCAGTAAAGGTGGCATTTTCGATCAGTTGGAACTGCCCATATCTTACATCCAGCGATAAAATATCCAATTGAGACGGCAAGACCACTGCGTCAGGATAGGCTGGATTCAGTCGGATACTGCATAGGGCTGTGACAGTGTTGGCTGAACTTATTCGTGTTGCTGTAGTGTTGTTGGTCACATAGCCAAGTTTGGTAGAGGGTGCGAATCCACCTTCACTTATCACAGTGCTACAAATTTGTTTTAGAGTACTGGCTCCTGAGGTGGCACCGGTATTGGTTATTTCATAACGCGGATTCAGGGTGGCAGTGGTCATGTATACTGTAGTGTTACCAGGCTGATTGGCATGTTGGAATGTGTGACACACAATAAATTGGCCGTTGATCACAAAGCCTGTTCGTACATTGCCCACACCCAACCACTCAACATCACACCAAAAGATCTGTGTCAATGTGGGATCAAGTGTGATTCCAGATGCTCCAGCACCGTTAAGTGGATCTCCGTTCCATGAGGCCTGCGGAATTCTTTCTTCAA